AGGTTGCAGACCATATTGACAAGTTGGAAGAATCTGTTGCTACACTCACAGCACGTATTGTAGAATTGGAGGCCGGCAGTGGCAACAATACTAAGGCACAGTGACACTTGCCAGATCAAAATGGCCAAGTCATCCAAGCTGACTGAGGCAGTTGTGCAGGCGTTCGAAGACAAGGTCCTGCTCAACGTGATCGTAAACAAAGCAGTTAAAATCAGTATGAAATGGAACGGCAAATGCTACGAAGGTCGCAATGCCGGTATGGACTTTGAAAGTGCAGGGCCCACCGTGTCACGCACATCTACAGGAATTAGAGGATAACATGTTAGACTGTTTAGTTATGGGAGATAGTATTGCAGTAGGAATAGGGCAAGTTCGTAAAGAATGTGTGACTTATGCTGTTAGTGGTATTAACAGTTATAACTATGTTAATAGGCATATTCTTAACACCAACGGTGATACACAAGCCAAAACTGTTATCATTAGTCTAGGTAGTAATGATTTAAAAAATACTGACACATACGAAGAATTAGACACCCTACGACAATTGGTAAAAGCTGATCGTGTATATTGGATTTTACCAAATATTAAAGAAACAAAACGAAAATCTGTTTGGATGGTGGCAAACAAATATAATGACTTTGTCATTGATGCTCGAGGATACGACCGTAGCCCCGACACAGTACATCCAACCTACAAAGGTTATAAAGATATAGCCAAGGAAACAAAATGAAAATTGGACTGAGTTACAGCCGTTGCGTTCGAGACATCGTGGATGGTAAAGTAAATATTGACGATGTGCTAGTGTTGATCACTCGTACGGATTTCGATCCACATGATGACAAACAGTGGGAAGGCATTTGGATTGGCTACGGTGGCGGCACTGACAATACGTACAGTAGTGGATTCTTTAGTCACAGCAATCCCGAGTGGGCCGGCTATCACGATGAGGATCGGTTTCGTAGTGTGAGCATTGAACTTTGGGAGTCCGGCAAACTGCATCAACCACGCAAGTTTGGTGTACACCCGCAACGCCGTCCGGAAATTTGGCTAGAAGCAGTATTGCCCAACAGCGAATTGGAGAACAACCCAGCGGCCAAAAAGGCATTTGAAAAGTTTCAAACAGTTGCTGGTTTGGCAAATGTCGAATTGGACGACAAGTATCAGTAGTTGACAAGACTGCGAGTTTGTCATATAATACTAATATGAAAAAGATACTTGTACTAATTGTTGTGTTGTTGCTGTCTGCCTGCGATATTGATTCATCTCAGGCAGTGCCTAATTATGAAGAACTCAAAAATTATCCAGTAGACTGCGCCAAAAAAGATGTGCAGTTGGCTCACTTGTATCTTATTCAAAAACGAAAAAACTTTGATGAGGATCCAGATAAACTGGCTCCGGCAGACTATTATTACAATAGTAGGCTCAAATCAACTATCTGGTGGTTTTACTATGAATGCGGTGACAAATGAAAAATCTTTTAATCTTAACTGTTTTTATAAGTCAGCTGGCAGTTGCAGGTGATTGCAAGGTTACCACAGTTACCGTAGAGCGTGACGGGAAGGTAGAAGCTGAAACTCGCACTGTTTGCAAAGAAGGCGCAACACCCGACATCAAACTTAAAATTGGTGATGTTGTTTTGGAAAGCGAAGTGGGTCGAGCACAAGTGACCAATTATTTTACCTATCATCGCCAACGTTGCCGCATGTTCGAAGAGCAGGCAATTTTTCAAAAGAAGATTAGAGATTACTATGGTGTGATTTGTCAAATTGAAAAAGACAATTCGAACTGGATAGTAATTGACAAGTGGTAGGTGATGCGTTATAATATAGACATGTTCAGTAAACATAGAAAGGCAATTGTATGAAGGCATTTATCGTAGGCACAGTCTTTGGACTAGTTCTAGCAACTGTTGGATTTTCCGGCATTGCTAAGATGTTGGACAAGGGCGTAGACACAGTTAAAACACACAGTCAGGAGATGGCAAAATGAAAGTATTTGTAGCACTAATCATGGTCGCCTTATTGGCCGCATGTAGCACAGTTTCGGGTCTTGGTAAAGACATTTCGTCAACCGCCGAATGGACTAAAGAAAAGATGGGGTCAAAATAAAATGGAATTTTTTTCTGGTTTGTATTACACGTTTGAATGGTTAATAACAGGAGTATTTTTTCACCCGGAACTATCCATTCGATGGATCGCTAAAGTAGTAGCACTTGGTCTACTAACAGGCGGAATATTTTCGTTGCTTCATGGGTACACACAATTTGTGAAAGAAGTTTTCTACACAAGGAATACACAATGAAAAAGATTCTACTACTAGTACCCATTGTGGCCATGTTGGCGGCTTGCGGCACAACTCGTGATACCTATGAGCGCCGTGCTGACAATGAACGTGAACGCCAAGAACGCTATGTTGAAAAGAGTTTGGACAAAGCACCCAAGTGGATGTATGATGTGCCCATCAGCAACAGTGCTGTTTATGCCAGTGGCACCAATACCAGCTCCAGTTGGGAAATGGCAGTACACAAGGCCAAGGCAGATGCATTTGGAAAGATCTGTATGACTGCTGGCGGTAGTGCTAGCCAAAATACCAAACTGTATCGTGCAGACAAAGGTCAGGCCAGTACTGAGCTCAGCGAGATGGTTATCAAGACCAGTTGCAATCGTGTGGACTTGACTGGTGTCGAAGTGGCCAAAGATGGACTCAAAGTGGTATCCGAAGGCACAACCTATCGTGCGTATGTGCTGGTTGTGTTGCCCACAGGTGACGCCAACATTTTACGCAAGGCCAAAGAGCAAGCCAAACTGAATGAAATCGCGGCTCAACGTGCTCCGGAAGCATTTAAAGAATTGGACAAGCAATGATTAAAGAATTTATGAAAATTGTAGAGGCCGCAGAAGGCATTACCGATTCGTGGTTTATGACGGGCGCATTTGAAACTCACAAACTCAACAATCCAGTGCCTTATACCATTGCTGACAGCGACGGAGTTACTAAAACCTTAGAAGGTCCAGTGCCGCACAAAGAAGGTCATTATATAATGGGCCCGGGTGCTAAAGGAGAATTTTGGCCGTTAGATCCTGATAACTTCCATAGCAAATATCATGACAATAAAGACGGTACTGGTACTCCCAAGTTAATCCACAAACATGCTAAACTAGCAGACCATGACGGTGTTATTCATGCCACATGGGGAGATCTAAACTATACTGCCGGCAACGACTATATTGTTAGACACGGGCCTGGTGATTTTGGTCCAGTCAAGAAAGACATCTTTTTTAAAACTTACGACACATCAAAAATTAAATAAGGAGAAGATTATGTTTGGTACAAATTATTCAGCTGACGGAATTGTTGGCTATCGAAGTGCAGGTGAAATCAATCAGGCCATGGGTCGTGTTTACGGCTATATGGGGCTGGCTACACTGGTCAGTATGTTGGTCAGCTTCTTTGTAGGAACTGATCCAGAATTGGTAAAGTTTTTCTTCACGGGTGCCATGCATTGGGTGGTAATATTTGCACCACTAGTGGCAGTATTTGGTATTGGCTACGCACTCAATAACGATCCGCCAAAAGAAACTGCGGTGCTGTTGCTGGCGGGCTTTGCGGCTATTATGGGCTTGAGCTTTGCTGTAATCTTTGCCGTGTACACAATGAGCAGTATCTTTAGTGCGTTCATGGGTGCAAGTGTGTTGTTTGGCACAATGAGCTTCTATGGATACTTTACCAAACAGAATTTAGACAGCTTGGGCAAGTTCATGTTTGTGGGCTTGATTGCCATTATCATTGCCAGCATCATCAATATCTTTATTGGTAGTAGTGTAATGCAAATGGTTATCTCAGCCTTGGCCATTGTGATCTTCATGGGCTTGACTGCTTACGACACACAACAAATCCGTGAAATGGTCAGTACAGATTCCAGCCCTGCCGCTGAAGTATTGGGTGCGTTGACCTTGTACTTGGACTTTATCAATATCTTCTTGAGCTTGCTACAACTGTTTGGCGATAAGAAAGATTAATATGAAGCTGTTTGGACGTAGTAGTGGATACTATCTATTTTGGACAGGTTTTATCTACTTCTGGGTGGGCATGTACCTTGCATTTACACATGTCGCCCAACCGGAACTTGCTACACTAGGATTTGTACTGGCTCTTAGTGTACCACTTTGGTGTCCGCCAGTTGCTCGTCATTTTAACATGGAGCCTGTAATGTTTGATTTGTTTAAGAAAAAGACAATGCCTAAAAATGTTTTGCCGTTTCCTGCGCCTAAATCAGTGGCGCCAGTAGAGCCGCCTGCTCCTAAGGAAAAGGATCCAACTACCTATTACACTATCGGTCATACTGATGATAATCGTGTAACTATGCGAATGGGTTATACCACACTTACTATGAACTATCAAGGTGTTCAAAATCTTATCGATCAACTTGAATTGTACCAAAATCAATTGAGAGAAGAATGAAGTTCTTTGAACCCTTACGTGATGACCTAATGGTGCAACAGCAGATCACTAATAGTTGGGAACACATGGTAGGTGTTATCATGCTGAATCAAACTGGGCGCAAGCCAGTAAAGCTGACCTTGCCCGAATTTCTATATTGGTTTCCTAATCCGCATGCACTGCTACAAGCAGATGAAAACTTTGTTAAAACCATCTTGGCACCCCTAGGCATGATGAATGTGCGATATGAAAGACTAGTAGGTATGAGCAAGGACTACTTGACCTGGGACGGAGATGATGCTACAATGTTATATGGTATTGGAAAGTATGGTAGCGACAGTTACGAAATATTTTTCAAACACAACTACAGTGTAGAACCCACTGATAAAGAATTGAAACGCTATTTACAAGAGGAAGTTTATGAATCCGTTTAGAGATCAAGAAAAGTTCATGCGAGCATGTGATCAGTCGATTGGTGAATTTGACGAATTGCAATTTGCCTTGTATACTAATCTTATCACTGAAGAGCATCAGGAACTGCTGGAGGCAACACTGTCAGATGATCGAGTAGAGCAATTGGACGCACTTATTGATATCCTAGTTGTCACTATCGGAGCAATACACAGTATGGGTGCAGATGCCGAAGGTGCATGGAAAGAAGTCATGCGAACCAATTTTGCCAAGATTGATCATGATACAGGCAAAGTTCGTAAACGTGAAGATGGCAAGGTTCTAAAGCCCACTGGATGGGTGCCACCCGAATTGAAACAATTTATTAAGGAATAATTATGACACAACTAGTACCAAATGTAACATTTGCTTTTCGAGAAGGTGACGAAGCACCCCAAGGCGGCGGATGCCCAATCGGCGGTGAGTTTGTTTTCAAAACAACCGATGACCTATTCGCCAACAAGCGAGTAGTGGTATTCAGCTTGCCGGGTGCGTTTACACCCACATGCTCCACATATCAACTGCCGGGCTTTGAAGAGCAGTATGAAGACTTTAGGGCACAGGGTATTGACGATATCTATTGCATCTCAGTTAACGATGCATTTGTCATGAACGAATGGGCTCGTGCATTGAACATTCAAAATGTACATCCAATTCCAGACGGTGCAGGCGTGTTTACAGAAGGCATGGGCATGACGGTAGATATGAGTGCAATTGGTTTTGGCAAACGCAGTCGTCGTTATGCGGCTGTTATCGATAATGGACAAGTACAACACATGTTCGTTGAACCCGAATCTAGTGAAACGGATCCGGATCCGTACGGCGTATCAAGCCCAGAAAATGTAATGAAATATCTAAAAGGATAAAAATGCCAAATTTAGTACCCATGGTCATTGAGACCGAAGCTCGTGGAGAACGTGCATATGACATCTACAGTCGCTTGCTCAAGGACCGTATTGTGATGTTGGATACAGATGTGAATGAACACACAGCCAGTTTGCTGGTAGCACAGTTCTTATTTTTGGAAAGTCAAGGCAATGAAGACATCAACTTTTTTATCAACAGTCCGGGCGGAGTGGTTACAGCTGGTATGGCTATTTACGATACTATGCAATTCATTAAGCCTGACGTTAGCACCATCGTTATGGGCCAGGCCTGTAGTATGGGAAGTCTGCTAGCTACTGCTGGTGCTCCTGGCAAGCGTAAGATGCTACCAAACGCTAGACACATGATTCATCAGCCCTCGGGCGGTGCAGGTGGACAGGCCACTGACATGGAAATCCAAGTGAAAGAGATCCTAAAAATGAAGCAGAATTTGACCCAGCTGTATGTCAAGCATAACAGCAAAGGTAAAACATATGAAGAGTTTTTGGCAGCTATGGAACGTGATAATTTCATGAGTGCCCAGGAAGCCCTGGAATACGGTTTGATTGACGAAATCATTACAAGTCGTTGATTCTGTTAGATTAATTATAATGTAACATTAAGTATGTGCTGGGCCGATAAATACACAGTAAGCAGGAGAACTATTGTGCCCAGCAACACCTATTTTAACTGGTCCGAACTAACCAGAAGTGATCTTACTTCCCTGTTCTGTACATTGAGAAATGATATAGTCGGGAAGACGCTTACACCTAGTCAAATTCAAAAGCGCATAAATCGTGCGATAAAACCACACCTTCCTATCAAATTGCGCAAGTGCATCTACCCTAAAACTGATTTTGGATTGGTTTATATTGGCGGAGTCTACTACAGCGAACTGGATAAGAAAGGTTTACCCGCAATAGAAGTCAATTTCAACTTCAACCCATTTGATTGCACAGTCAAGATAACCGAATATCGCTTTCGTAGAATGGCTAGTCGTTTTGCAGACACAGTCATGCACGAAGTTATACACATGCGACAATTCCGTGCAAGAAATTTCAAAAGTATTCCAGGTTATCAAAGCACAGCTGAATTGAGCAAAGAACGCAAAGAGCAAGAATACTACGGCGACACCGACGAAATGGGTGCATTTGCATTCAACATTGCCTGCGAACTATTGGATCGCTTTGGTTACGATCCAGTCCAAATCAAACGTTATCTAGACTCAAATCAGTCATACCGCCATAAAACCAGTTGGTGGTGCTACTATTTGAAAACTTTTAATTGGAATCATGATCACAAGATCATCCGACGTATGAAAAATCTCATCATGCGTCAACTTGAAAATGCCTACCTAGGCAAACCATTTAAGACCACAAACCACTTGACTTACTGATAGTTACCCTGTATAATAAACACTTATACAGTTAACCATCGGAGTACACATGAGCATTTGTGCCAGTCATATCTGGAGTTTGGAAAGCCATCCAAGCCGTTTAAACAAAGAAGCCATTATCCTAGCCATTGCCCAAGAAGGCTGTGATGAATTCTTCCAAGGGTGTCGCTTGGCATTGGATCCCATGATCACTTTTGGTCTCAAACAAATACCGGAGAAAACAGATGAAGATGGACCAGGCTTGCCTTGGGACCACTTTACTCTTGCACTTACTGGCTTTACCACACGTCAAGTTACTGGTAACACAGCACGTGATGTAATTCAAGCTATGATGAAATCTGCCACCAAAGCAGAATGGAATGGCTGGTATCGACGTATCCTTATCAAGGACTTGCGTTGCGGTACCAGTGAAAAAACAATCAACAAAGTAGTGGAGAAGAAGTATGCTCAGTATGCTATTCCTGTATTCGGTTGTCAGCTTGCTCATGATAGTGCTAATCATGAGAGTAAGGTATCGGGCAAAAAACTTATCGAAGTCAAACTCGATGGAGTTAGAGTTATTACTATTGTACGTAGTGATGGTCGGGTGGACATGTTCAGTCGTAATGGTAAAGAACTTGCTAACTTTCCTCATATAGCACAACAGATTTCAAACGTGATCCAACTAAAAGGTTCCAGCAAGAGCATGGACGTTGTGCTGGACGGTGAGATTATGTCAAGCAGTTTTCAGGACTTGATGAAGCAGGTGCACCGCAAGGACAATGTGGAAGCTGGAGATGCTGTTCTCAACTTGTTTGATGTGTTGCCATTGGAAGACTTCGAGAAAGGCATTTACGACAAAGACCAAACCACTCGCAGTAGCATGATCAAGTTCTGGGTAGAACAAAATCAACATCTAATTCCTAATGTAACTTATGTTGCCAACGAACTTGTGGACTTGGACACAGCAGAAGGCCAAACTCGTTATAAAGAAATCAATGCCAAGGCGATTGAGGGTGGGTACGAAGGTATCATGCTTAAAGATCCCGCCGCTGGTTACGAATGTAAACGCAGTGTGGCATGGCTGAAATTGAAACCGTTTATCGAAGTCAGCCTTACTGTAGTGGCTGTGGAAGAAGGAACTGGCAAGAATATAGGCAAACTTGGTGCGCTAGTGTGCGAAGGAGTTGACGATGGCAAGACCATTCGAGTCAATGTGGGCAGTGGACTTACTGATGAACAGCGAGATAGCTTTTGGAAGCTCAAGAGCGACTGTGTGGGTATGGTGGCTGAAGTACGTGCTGATGCGGTAACACAAAATCAGGACGGCTCATACAGCTTACGTTTTCCACGTTTTAAATCATTTAGAGGTTTTGAATCCGGTGAAAAATTATAAAAATATAATTCTTTGGGCACTATCTGTTTTTGCAATTTTTGTATTATTGCCTGTAGAAGATACTTTTGATCAAAGTATGCATACCGAACAGTTTTGTGCATACGGAAATGTTTATGTAGAATTTAGAAAGGCCGGTAAAGTATGGGGTACCACATTTGTAGATGAGTTTGGTAAACCTATCAGATGTGATGGAGATTTGGAAAAAATTAGTAGCCATAGATTAATTTCTTAAATACAGTATGAAAGAACACAAGATCAATCTATCAAATAATTTTATCATGGGCTGGTACATTGATCACAGTATCTGCGATCAACTGATCGAAATGCACAAGGATAGCAAATTTCAATATCAAGGTGCATTTGGAGAATCTCAAGAAAAACTTAGATTTGATAAAGGTATAAAAGACTCTACAGATGTGCCACTCAGTCCGGACAGTGTTCCCCAAATTTATGTTGACAATTTGTTTATGTGTGCTAAAATGTACATGGACCGATACCAATATTGTGACCTAGGTGAATTTGGTCTTTATGAAAATAGTCAGATTCAACATTATCCACCGGGTGGTGGTTACAAGGAATGGCACATGGAAAAGGGCGGGATATCTTGGCCCATAGTAACTAGACACTTGGTGTTTATGACTTACTTGAACGATGTTACTGATGGCGGGGGAACTGAATTCTTCTATCAGGGGTTGACAACTAAAGCTGAAAAAGGGCTGACATTGATATGGCCGCCTGAGTGGACATTCACTCATCGTAGTCAAATTAGCCCCACACAAGAGAAATATATTATAACAGGTTGGTTAAATTTAAAAACCTATCCATTGAAAGGAAATGAAGATGCGTAGTCATTATTGGACAATTGGTAAATTTGCAGACTGGCTTCGTGGCACACCCAAGCTCAAGTGCGGTACGAGTGAAGAATGGGAAGCCTGGCAGGATCAAGCAAAAACTGCTTATCCTATCCGTTGGTGGATCGCCGAAGAAGGGTTGGACTACCTTCAAAAAATTGTCTATTACATTCCGGATAAATTAAATGATGTCAGATATTATATTAATAATCGCTGGGTTAGCCGCAGTCATAGTCTTACTGCTCATGCTCGTGATATTCGTCCTGGCTCTTGGAGCGATGTTGGGAGTAGATTCCTTCCATGCCTTTTTAATGAACTTCAAGACTTTGTTGAAATAGAACAAGCATGGCACCACTGCATGTGGAGTGACGATGCCAAGACCAAGTTTGATGTGCCTTGGTGGCGCAGTGGGTGGTTACGTCTGCGTACATGGCGCAATGCCGAAGCTGGACTCGAATATCTCCGTTGGGCAAGTGAACTGGTTGTTGGAGAAGACATGGGTGTTGAACCAGGCAGCAAAGGATTCGGAGAACCAACTCATCAAGCCAACAGTGCCCGAGAAATTATCGAGCTTTACACTTGGTGGACTGTTACATATCGCAATCGTCCCGATCCTTATGATGCCAGTGGGTGGACTGCGGCATGCGAAGCCAGTCGTGAAGCCAACGGCGGCAAGTTGAGTTTTAGCTCTCCTAAAGATCCTGTTCTCAAAAAAGCACAGGATACAGCACACAAGCTACTTGACAAGATTGAAAAGGCTTATGAAAAAGAAGATGAAGAAATGATGATCCGCTTGATCAAAATCCGCGAGAGTCTATGGACCTAAAATCAGTCAAGGATCAATTGGATGCAATTGGTCCAGGCATGTGCTTGGCCAAGTGGAAACAGGTTACCATACACTTGGCTACAGGCCACACCCACAGTTGTCATCATCCCAATACTCATGTGATACCCATAGAAGAAATCAAAACAAATCCCAGTGCATTGCATAACACACAATTTAAAAAAAATAAACGTCAAGAGATGCTGGAGGGCAAGCGACCCAGTGAATGTCAGTATTGTTGGAAAGTGGAAGACAGTGTCAAGACTGAAACTGTGTTTAGCGATCGGGTAACCAAAAGTTCTGAGATTTGGGCACAACCATATTTTAACGAAGTAATAGATGCTGGCTATGAAAAAAATGTATTGCCCAGCTACATGGAGATCAGTTTCAGTAGTGCGTGTAATTTCAAGTGTAGCTATTGCAGTCCCGAGATCAGCAGTAAATGGATGGAAGAGATACAACAGCATGGTCCGTATCCAACACATCTCAGCTACAACGGTCTTGACCATTTCAAACAGATGCAAAAGATGCCGATTGCCGAACGTGAGGAGAATCCTTATGTGGATGCATTTTGGCAATGGTGGCCGGAGATGTATCCAACACTGCATACATTTAGAATCACAGGTGGCGAACCCTTGATGACTAAACACACATTTAGAGTATTGGACTATATTTTAGAAAATCCCAATCCCAATTTAGAACTGGGAATCAACAGTAATTTGGGTGTTCCCAAAAAATTAATTGATGATTTTATCGATAAGGTAAAGATCATACTGGATAAAAAATGTGTTAAATCTGTAAAGCTCTACACAAGTTGTGAAGCACACGGTGCAAAGGCTGAATATATAAGATTTGGTTTAAACTATAAAGAATGGTATGCCAACTGCCAACGACTGCTGAGTGAGCTACCTGAACTGGAATTCAGTGTGATGTCCACATACAATGCATTGAGTGTAACATCCTATGATTTGTTTTTGAATGATTGGTTAAATCTCAAAAAAGATTTTAGAACACGACACCGCAATGTTAGTTTTGATGCACCGTACCTTAGAAATCCAGAATGGTTAACCATAGGTATTTTACCAAAAGAATACATTCCCATGGCCGAGAGCAGTTACCAATTTGTTAAAAATAACAAGCCCTGGTTCCAAGATTATGAAATAGCCAGAATGGAACGCATATACGAGCTGTTTCAATCGCAAGCTACTAAACCCATGTTATATTTGGAAACTTGGCGCAAGGATTTCTTTCTATTTGTAAACGAGCATGACCGTAGAAGAGGAACCAATTTTTTGGAGACTTTTCCCGAAATGTCCGAATTTTACCATTTCTGCAAGCAATTTTAACGGTTGACTGAATCACCAAACGGCAGTATAATATACATATTGTTAATACATAGGAGTGAGCTAAATGGCCAAAACTGCATTTAAAAATCGTACTGCAAAGCCCAAGGACTTCAGTCCAGTTTGGGATAATGTAGAAACTATGACAGCGGAGCAATTCCAACGTCATTGGCACAATGCCATGTCTTACTACCGCTTGGAATTCAGCGGCAAGGATCTAAAACCCGCAGTTATCAAATGGATGACTGATATTGGTTGTACCAAAACTGATGTGACTGCTTTTAAGAAAACCAAAGACAATCGTTGCAATGTCACAATGGGTGCTATTGCAAGTTGTTTGCTTCGTGGTATGCCCACAGTTCGTGCAGACTTCAACCAAGGTCGCGATACAGCCGAATGGTTGCGTAACGAAATTACCAGTGTAATTGAAGCTGGTAAGAACGATATTGAAGAAACCGAAGCTAAAGAAACCAAACCCTTGGTAGTACAGCCCAGCATCCAAGAACGTTTGCGTGAAACGGCGTTCAAAATGACCGAAGAAATCGAAGATGCTATCGAAGGTTTTCAAAATGATCCTGAAAACTTTGATCCAAAAGCATTCAAAATGCTTAACTTGCTCAAGGGCAAGGAAGTCAAAGCCGCCCACGCTAGGGTTATTAAAACCCTCTACAGCAGGGATTTAGCCGAGCTTCTAGAGTTGGCTAGCGGCAACGCTGATGAACAGCTTAAAGAGGGCTATAGCCACCGTACAAAGAAGCAAATTCGCAATTTGATTGCATTCTATCAAGAGATTATGAGTGCCTGCGATATGCTAGCCCAAGAAGCCAAAGTTAATCGCAAGCCAAAAGCTCGTAAAGCACAACCAAAAGAAAAGGTTGTGGCCAAAATGAAATACAAAAAATCGGACGAACCTTTGAAATTGGTTTCGATAAACCCTGTGGATATCATCGGCTCCAAAGAGCTTTGGATCTTTAACACTAAGACTCGTAAATTGGGTCGTTATGTTGCAGACGAGTACAAGGACTTGGGTGTTAAAGGCACCACAATTACTGGATTTAATGCTACCACCAGTGTTTGCAAGACCCTACGCAAGCCCGAAGACAAACTCAAAGAGTTCAAAGCGGCTGGTAAGGTACAACTACGCAAGTTCTTGGACAGTATCAATGCCACAGATACCATGATGAACGGGCGTATAAACGAAGAAACAATCTTGCTCCGAGTGCAAAGTTGATTTAGAAATAATGGATAAATACTCCAAAGAGAGTGTTTATCCATGGCCCAACAAATAACTGATAATTTAGAAGTTTCCGGCAACCTACAAGTAGAATCAAATCTAGTTGTTAAGGGAACTATAACTACAGATACATTTAATGTAAAGAATCTAGTAACACCAAATGGCAGTTTGGCCAGTGTTGGTAACTGGACGTATGCTACTGAAAACGAGCTCAACGGCAAAGGACTTAGCTGGGCCTGGGAGCAGGGTAGTACATATCTAAGTTATATGAATGGTAATAGATTACGTACTAATAGTAGCTTTGATTTAAGTGCAGGCTCATTTAATTTTAGTATAGATAATATTCCGGTATTGAGTTCAGATCGATTAGGTACTGGGATTGTAAAAAGCAATCTACAACAAGTTGGTACTTTACATAGTTTACAAGTATCAGGTGCAGTAAATCTAAGCGATCTATTGTTTGTTGACGATGTATCAAATAGAATTGGTATTGGTACAGAAGAGCCGGGTGCAAGCCTAACCATTTTGGATAACAACGTAGAAATTGGTATTGGCAGTCCTGACTACGGGGTAGGACACATTGGTTCATATAGCAATTCGGATTTTGATATTGTAACTGACGGACTACCAAGGATCAAGGTCAAGTCTACAGGCGAAGTCAATATAGGCGACCCCGTCAAAGGTGGTGGCAGATTAAATGTGTACGGCACATTGACTGCTACCAATGTGATAACAGATTACAAAATTGAAAGAAGCACTCCAATCAGCTTCAAAGCTAGCCCTGGACATGATATCTACGGTTTAGGGCTTGCATGGACTGGCACCGGCTCTGCACGACAGTTTATCATGATGGGTGCTCCTGATAGATTGTGGAGTTCGGAAAGTATTGATCTTGCGCCACATCAAGCATACTACGTAAATGGTATGGTTGGACTAAGTGCAGACGGACTAGGGCCCACATTGCTCAATTCAAGTTTACAAACTGTAGGTACATTAACCAGTTTACGAGTTGCAGGGCACAGCGATTTAAGTCATGTTAGAGCGGAAAATCTAACATTGGCATTGGATGATAACTCAGCTCGCTATGATCAAAGTAGCATTGACAGCAACACCCATTTTGATATTAAAATCAACGGCGAACTATTGCTCGGGTTGTCAAATAACAAATTGGTGTTGGGGGATGTTACGGAGCAACACAAACCAGTTCAACTGTTTGGAGCTGTCAGTATCAATGTCAATACTCCAGATCCAGAATTGAGTTTGGCTGTCAACGGCAATTACATGTTGGGCGGCAAACGCTTTGTACACTTCCCAAGTGCGCCTGCAACAGGCGAATATCAACTTGGTGACATGTGTTGGAATACCGCACCAACACCAAACAATTATATTGGTTGGATTTGTGTGGCCGGCGGCACTCCTGGTCTCTGGAATGGTTTTGGAATGATTGCTAGCCAATAAACTTGACCTTACACTGTAAAAGTGTATAATTACTATATGCGGACTTAGGCATTCATCCCGCAATATAAACTCTGCATGCCATTGCTTAATCTTAAGGAGATAACAATGGCAAATTTACAACCTGTGCAATACAAGTACACTTCAACAAAAGAATATCACGACGCCTTTCCCTGTGCATATCGTCAATGGCGAGCTGATAGTCACTGTAATCTAAATCACGGATACAGTTTTTCAATGAAGTTTTTCTTTGGTACAAACGATTTGGATGTCCGTAATTGGGCGGCTGACTATGGTGGACTAAAAGAACTCAAAAAAATCTTAGAAGATCAATTTGATCACACTACATTAGTATCGCAGGATGATCCAGAATTAGAGTTTTACAAAGAAATGGAAAGACGCAAGTTAGCCAAACTAACTATTCTCCCAGCATTGGGTTGCGAGGCATTGAGCGATATGCTTTACAAATATGTAAACGGTGTTTACATTCCCGACATGTGGGGTGAAGGTGAAGCCAAACGCTTGTGGTGTTACCGTGTTGAAGTGCGTGAAACTCAAAGCAATATGGCTTTCCGTGAAGGTCATCGCGAATGGAATGAAGACTTATTTGCATAAACTTTGGCGACTTTGGGCCAAGGCATTGGGAGAAAAAGCAGGCAGTACGGACGAGGAATCGGATCGAATTGCTTGCATTCGTACAGTAATTGTGTTATCATATGTACTTACAAACATTTTTATAATCTTAGGTGTCATACGACACTGGTAAAGGCACATATGCAAAAACGTATTGGCTATGCTTGCAAATGGTTAGATGACGTCAGCGAGGTAAGAGGCATGAAAGTCAATGCCGCTAACAGAGAGCTGAATGGTCGCAGTACCACCATGCGCTGGTTACGTGAACACCCCACCGAAGCTGAACAGCGTCAATATGATCTGATGAATCACAACACCGCGGCTGCCGTCAAGCAGATTGAATGTGTGTCTCAACTGCCACCTGAACGTAGAATGATGCGTATTGGTTCGGAAATGCTGAGCGGCTACACTGAAAAAGATTGGATCAAATGGTGGCAACATCCAGATCAGCAACGGCACTGCGAGAAGATATTTGCACCAGTAGGCGAGGCCGCTCGCAAACACGATGTGCGTATCAGCTTTCATCCTGGACAGTTCTGTGTGCTGGCTAGCGAGAATCCCGGCATTGTGGAACGAAGTATTGAAGAATTTGAATATCATGCTGACATGGCTCGATGGATGGGGTTTGGTAAAAAATTCCAAGACATGAAGATCAATGTGCATATTTCGGGCAAGCGTGGACCCGAAGGCATCAAAGAAACGCTGAAGAAGTTGAGTCCCGAAGCTCGCAACTGCATCACTATCGAGAACGATGAAAACTCCTGGGGAGTGGATTCCAGTATTGAGCTTGTGGATCATTGTGCATTGGTACTAGACATTCACCACCATTGGATTAGGACTGGCGAGTATATTCAACCTAACGATGACAGAGTGAAACGTATCATCGATTCATGGCGTGGTGTGCGTCCTACCATGCACTACTCGGTCAGTAGAGAAGATGTGTTGGTAGGGCATGATCCCAATGTGCTACCAGATCATGCGGCGCTACTGGCTGCTGGCTACAAGAAACAAAAGATGCGAGCACACAGTGATTTTTACTGGAACAACCCCTGTAACGAGTGGGCTCTCAGCTTCTGGGATCAGTTTGATATCATGTGCGAAAGCAAGGGCAAAAATATCAGTAGCGGTATGCTATATGATCAATCTAAGAACTAGAGCAAGCCGCTGTCCGATACGTACCTTATTAACATGATGTACGTATTCTATAT